GTATATATGAATATGACAATAACGCATGGTTGCTTAATGAATATGTTGGTCCGAGTGGTTTAAACTCCATACGAGTCGATAAATTGGGCGTGCGCATCTTGGCGACGAATTACATGATACATAAAAAAAACGGTGCGTGGGAGCATAAAGCCATTTCCACACCATCGAATGTAAACAGAATTAGAAGTGCGAATTCATCTGATCCAGAGCGATCAAGGTTTGTGTTTGGACGCAACGTAAATCCAGGCGTCGTCAGTGAAATACGAATTGACACTACTTTAAACATAAACGCAACAAATGTCAACATATCGGGCACTCTTACAAAGGCGAGTGGTACGTTCAAAATAGACCACCCGTTACCAAATATGGAATCTACACACTCACTTACACATTCATTTATTGAAGGACCAAAAGCTGATCTCATATATCGCGGTAAAGCTCAACTCGAAAATGGATCTGTTATTGTAAATATAGACGAAGTTTCAAGGATGACAGGTGGTACATTTGAAGCACTCACTAGAGATATACAATGCTTTGTCTCAAATGAGACAAATTGGGATGCTGTACGTGGAGTTGTAGACTGTAACTCGATCACAATTCATTCACAAAATACCACATCAAACTCGATCGTGAGTTGGCTGGTCATAGGAGAACGTAAAGATAAGCATATGTATAGTCTTGACTGGACAGATAACGATGGGCGTGTTGTTCCAGAAAAACTTAAATTTTAATGTATTAAAAGTCCAAAATGGTATGGCTGGAATTTTATTCGGAAACTAATATAGATTATGGGGGTTCCTATAGGCGACGTCGCTCGCGTAAGTCAGGTCTTATTGGCGAGCCTTCAACAAGATCGAACAACAACAGAAGACAGGACAGCACCCAATCTTATATCGTCGAGCGCTTTAAATACAACCGAAGTTAAAACAACGGGGTTGGTGGTTTCATCGAATGCGTCCGTCAATGGTACTTTGAGTGTGAACCAGGCTTCTGTCAATGGTACTTTAAGTGCGAACCAGGCTTCTGTCAGTGGTACTTTAAATGCGACCCAACTTATAACTTCGGGGGATATAGAGTCAAGTGGATTTGTTAGGGGGGATGGTGGTTTACTTTCAAATATATCCAAAAGTTTACAAGAAATCACGGATAATGGTAGTATAACTAATCACACAATTACAAATACCAATAAAACGAGATCATTTTTTAATTATAGTCAGGGTATAATAAACGATTTACTTATACCGAAAGGGATTGTATACTGGAATCCCGCAATAGACAATTCATTAAGCGGGATGACCGCCTTCACCGCTGATAGCAGCTATAGGAGTATTGTTATTCTTTATGGAAATTTCTTTAGAACAATAATTTTAGATCAAAATGGTACAGGTCCAGATCCCCTTTTTCCTCCATTTGATGTATCAGAAAACGTGACCTACGGATCGTATGCAAAAATGAGTAGAAACGGTCTACGCCTTTTATTGAGATCGTCAAGTGGCGCTGTTAGATTTTATGAGCGTGGTAGTAATACATCGAGGGAGTGGAATTTAAGATTTACTATATACGACAATAATGGAGGCTTCCTTAATAACAACATAGGATTTGGTAGCAGTATCGACGCAGATGACGATCTTAATGCAGTAGCCGTGGGGTGTCCGAATTGGAACGATATTACCACGGTTGGTGGGTCGACTTATGTAGTAAATCGGCAAAACCTTGGTGTTATAAAAATATACGGTCTTTACAATGGTGGTACTTTATTAAGAACTATAAATTCACCATCATATACAAACTATGCTTTTTTTGGTTCCGTGGTCGGTGTAAGCAGGGACGGTAGTAAACTTATAGCATATATAAATCAATCTTATAATAGAACATATGTGTATAATTTTAATAACGGGGGTCTAATTCATACCATAGATCGACGAAGCGAAGACTCTATGAGAATTTCGAATGACGGAACAATCGCAATTTTGAATGGAAATGTACATAAATATTTAAATTCTGTGTGGAACTACGAAATATTGTCAGGTGCTAATGATATCACATCATCCAATTCAATTATTAAATTTTCTGGTGACACTTTATTAAATTATTCATACGATACATCAAGTACACTTATAGAAAATACTATATATTCAACATCAAACTTTGGTACTATACTACATATACGAGATGACGTACTTAAATTTGTATCCTCGGTCGATAATAAACCCGTAGTTCATGATATTTTGTACGGTTCTTCGTCGAAATTAAGTGTTGCCGGAAATGTGACAGCATCCAAGGTGGGTATAGGTACAAGCACACCGGCTTATAGTTTAGATGTCGTGGGTGACATATATGCATCCGGTAACATCACTGAACTGTCGGACATACGTAAAAAGAAGAACTTGCAAATCATAGAAACTCCCATTGAAAAAGTGAAAAAATTAAACGGTTATACATACGAAATGGATGATAAGAAATACACTGGTCTCGTAGCACAAGAAGTTTTAGAGGTTCTTCCAGAGGCTGTCGTTGGTGACGAAGAAAAGGGATACGGTTTAGCCTATGGTAACATAGTGGGTCTTCTTGTAGAGGCAATAAAAAATTTAAATAGAAGAATATCAGTTTTAGAAAATAACTAGATAAAAATCGTTTTTACCAAGTTTACATAAAACAAACAAGGTAAAAGGGACTGTATCTACTTTTGCATAGAATCGGTAACGGCGAGAATTAAAACGCCAACAATAAAAAACATAACAACATAATTACACTCCGACTCTTCTGGACCGGGTGTCTGAACTGGTCTGGACTTGGCCGAGCCAGTACGGCGCACTCGACGCACCGGAGGTTCTTCATCCAAGGGACAGTAACCTATCATTTATATAATATTAGAGATTAATTTCTGTCTTCTTCTTTCGACCCCGGCCACCTTTCTTTTTTTCACCAGCAGACACTGTGACTTCTTTTATTTCACCACCCGTTGATTCACCTGACACAGAAACAATGTCAGAGACGTCATCGTCCGCTGGTATGGTGGTGTTAATTTCTTCCTGTCTCTTACTCAGTGCGGATGTATTCATCGGTGGTGGTGGAGGCATCATGATATTACCCATCAAGCTAGAAATATCTAAGCCTGGGCCTTGCATTTCATAAGAACCGTCTGACGAGGTTTGTGGTGCTGTTGTCGCAGCCTGTTGATTAGCTGCTGTACTTTGAACCGCCTGCATCATGTTGCGCATGAGTTCCGGGTTTTGCTTGACCACGTCATTCATGTTAGGCAAAGACTTGAACATGCTATTTGTCAAGTGGAACATCATAGCGGAACCACCCAACATCATGATAAGCTTGACCTCGGGGCTCACATGCATCTTCGATCTGTATTTCACATATAATTCTTCAAATACCGTATCATAATCGTCTACATTTTCCATAACTGTTTCTGACCAACCATCGAGATGAATTTCAAATGGGTTATATCTCTTGTTAAGGAATTCCAATCCAGTCACACAAGCAACAAGCATACGTCTCGAAACCTTCACAGATTGTTCAACTTCAATGTTATATGTAATTCTCTTAACCTCCGCCCTGAGATCATCAATCGCCGAGTATGCGTTGAGACGCTTGTTTATAGCCAAACCCTTCTTTTCAAGTCTGGTTAATTTGTTAAGAAGATCTGCTTTCTCTTCATCAACCGAAGAATACCCAGCAGATGGTATTTCTTCACCAGGGCCACCTCCATAGTGACCGTCATCTTCGTCATAAAAAACAGGTTCATCTTCTTCATAGTCTATCTCTTCTGTAACCTGTTTAGGCGGGGCACTTTGTTTGTCTGGGTTGACAAATGCATCCATCGCTTCTTGCTGCTGTCTGTGAAAAGAGGGACCGGGCGGTCTATTGTTTACTGGTCTTTGTACCCTTTTGGGTTGGGGAACGGATATTTCTATCTCGTCCATGAGAGCTTGTTCGTCTTCGTCAAGTTTCATTACACCAGAACCTTTGTTCAGTATAATTTCCTCGTCCATCTACTCTTTATATTGAAAATATAATTATTACTTTAACACACTTTACAAAAAAATATTCTAAATATATAAATGTTCAACCTCAACAAAGCCAATCGAAATGCGATTACGATAATTTTCATCCTTATCGGTTTGATTTTTATCTTGACGACTGCGAAGAGTGCTCGCAGACCAGGGTCACCCAATATGTCGAGAACTTCTAATCCGATTGTTCAATTATGAGAAATCTGCACCGTGGTCGCCCGCGTCGTGGTCCCCCGCGCCGCCCTCATTTTCCCTGGGAACGGCGTTAAAAAAAATATTGTAAATATATAAATGTTTAACTTTAACCGAGCAAACCGCAACGCCATTACGATAATCGCCATTCTCATTGGTTTGATTTTTGTGTTGGCCGCCGTTAGAAGTGCCTACACCCCCAGACCGCTTTTAATTTCCGAAAAGTCTAAGGAATCTATTTTTGACTTAGAGCACCGTGAAGATTGTGTTGCGGGTTCTGAAAAAAATGGTGCTTACTATTCAAAGTCTTTGACACCAGGTGGTGTTTGTGGAGGTCAAAAGCTTGTGAAGGACCATGCCAATTATGAAATCACGGGTGGAATTGGTGGTGTTTTATTCTAAATGTATAATAGTATAATAATGGCTCTCATTACCTCGCCCACTGAAACAATGCCCGATCTCAATTACGAGTATCACACGATTACATTTGATTCCGTGGGTCAGAATAGTTCAAACAACTTTACCGTCTTCTTGAACAATCCGTTAAATAATGTTGTCCAGGCGAAACTTTTGGCGGCACACATTCACACGACAGACCACACCGAACATTGTTATCTTTCTATTGAAGAACTTAACAGTATTTTCAGTGACAGAACTTCTAATGTTTATGAAGGACAGGGGGATATAACAACCGTGCGGGGATCTTTTGCCAGTCTTATTTCGGAAGCTACCAGTCACGCTGGCTCCGATTCGTTGATTGTCTATAAGGATAACTATAACATGGCAACTCAATTTATAAATCCAATTCGTAAAATAGATCGGCTTACTGTCACATTAAGAAATCAAGCCGGAGAAACTATAAAAAACTCCACAACCAGTGGGTCTAACTTTTTCATTGTCCGTTTCGTTTGCAGAAAACCTAATTTGTAATTTTCTTTTATTATTGTAAAGATGTCATCTGGAATAATACAGTTGGTATCCATAGGAGCTCAGGATGAGTATATTATGGGAACGCCGGAGATATCATTTTTTAACTCCACCTTTAAGAGACATTCAAACTTTTCACAGTCCGTCGAAAAACAAACGATTCACGGTGCTGTAAAGAGTAATTCTTTGTCGACCGTGCGTTTTGAAAGAAGTGGTGACCTTCTCGGATATACTTTTATAGCGATCGATGACATGACAAAATCAATTGACATTGATGACTGGACAGAAATCATCGAAAGCGTCGAGTTATTGATTGGCGGGCATGTTGTCGACACACAAGATTCATTTTTTAGTGAAAATATAGCCATTGATACATTGGCACAAAATGTATCTAGAAGTTCCAATGGACCACACCCGGGTACGAGTGCTCGATCTTTCTTTTACCCATTGCGCTTTTTCTTTTGCGAAAATCCACAATCTGCATTACCTTTGGTTTCTCTCCAAAATCACGATGTAGAAATACGAATACGTTGGAAAAATATAAATCCTTCATATAATTTTGAAATATATTCTAATTATTACTATTTAGATAATGAGGAAAGAGCTGCTTTTACATCTAAACCCCACGATATTTTGATATACCAAGTTCAAAAGAACATCCCATCCATGGAAACGACACAAGAATTAAATTTTAACCATCCAGTCAAATACTTGGCGAGTTCAAATACATCGACTTCGTCGGCTTTGACATCTGTATCAAATAGAATAAAAATTAGTATAAACGGTGTAGATCTTTCACCTTATAAATGGTGTAAGACGCACTTCGTTGATGTTCCTCATTATTATCACACCAATTTTGTTACATCTCCCGATATATTTCTTTTCCCCTTTTGCATAACTACAAGTTTATTACAACCAAGTGGATCTCTTAATTTCAGCCGTATAGAAAATAGCAAAATACAAAGTGAAACGTTACCATTTACAGATGACATTTATGCCGTGAACTATAACATTCTCAGGGTGGAGAATGGTATGGCTGGTCTTCGTTATGCGAATTAAAATGCAGTATTATATAAATGGTAAAGAACGTGAACACTCTTTGTTTTACCGAAAAAATTAGATTTGGTAGATACACAAGTGAAGCACAACCTGTTAATAGCATTGTAATCAATGCATCCAAACAAGAGTTACCAGATATTAAAAATAGTGGTTTTTACGCTTCGCCAATACGTTACTCGACAAACGAGTCAAACGTGGTTGGTTATAATTCCACG